CTGTTTATTATAACTTTGATAGAAACAAACACATTATAGATACATATGAACAAAAAGAACTTCCTTTAGAGTGCGGATTAGACTTTAATATCAATCCAATGACTTGTTGTATTGGTCAAAGAATAAATAATGATTTAATTATTTTTGATGAGATACAAATATACAACGCAAATACAAATGATATGATAGATGAAATAAGATCAAGATATGGAACAAAAAATATAAATATGTACCCAGACCCAGCCGCAAATCAAAGAAAGACAAGTGCTGGTGGTTTTACTGATTTGTCATTATTAAGAAATGCTGGTTTCAATGTTAAGGTAAGAGCTAAGCACCCTTTGGTCAGGGATAGAATAAATGCAGTAAATTCTAAACTTAAAAATGCTAATGGAGTGTCAAGTCT